AGCCGGACAAGTTTCTGCGGGCCGTCATGAATGATAGTGAGACAGACGCCAAGCTGCGAGTTGACGCGGCCAAGGCTCTTTTGTCCGCTCAGGTGCGCCGCGCAGAGAACGGCGGCAAGAAAGACGCCAAGCAAGAAGCTGCAAAGCAGGTTGCAAATAAGTTCGCCACTCCAACGCCACCAAAACTGATAGCCGCAGGCGGTAAGAAGGTCTGATGCCTGAGTGGACAACAGCGTGCCAAGATTGGGCGGCTAAGTTGCGGGCGGGGGAATCGATTATCCCGCCTCCGTTGTTCCCGGAAGAGGCTGAGCGTGGGCTGGCTGTTTTGCGCGAGTTGCGGCTAGTTGATGTGCCTGGTTCTCCAACTATCGGCGAATGCTGTGCGCCTTGGGTGTTTGAGTTGGCGGCATCAGTTTTCGGCGCGTATGACCATGAAAGCGGAAGGCGGCTGATAACTGAGTGGTTTGTGTGTGTGCCAAAGAAGAATTCAAAGTCTTCGATAGCCGCAGCAATCATGATGACCGCGCTGATTCTGAATTGGCGGCAGTCGGCAGAGTTTTCTGTGTTGGCTCCTACTGTTGAGGTCGCCAATAACGCCTTTGCACCAGCCCGTGACATGGTGCAGAAGGATGAAGACCTTGATGTTTTGATGCATGTTCAAACGCACATCAAGACAATCACGCATCGAGACACTGGGGCTGCACTCAAAGTATTGGCGGCTGACCAAAACACTGTAGGCGGCAAAAAGTCTGTCGGCACCCTGGTTGATGAGCTTCACTTATTCGGCAAGATCGCCAGCGCTGAGAACATGTTTCGTGAGGCGCTTGGTGGCCTTGCGTCTCGGCCTGAAGGTTTTGTAATCTGGCTGACCACGCAGTCAGACGAGCCACCGGCCGGTGTGTTTAAGCAGAAGCTGGACTATGCCCGAGACGTGCGCGACGGCAAGATTGTTGATCCAGGCTTTGTGCCCATCATCTTCGAGCATCCGCCTGAGATGGTGGCATCTAAAGAATGCTTGAAGCTTGAAAACATGGCGATGGTGAACCCAAACATGGGGTTTTCTGTTGACCAAGCGTTTTTGGAGCGCGAATACATGAAGGCCGAAATGGCCGGTGGTGATTCGTTTCGCGGCTTCATGGCGAAACACGCCAATGTCGAGATCGGGATGAATCTCCGATCTGACCGCTGGGCAGGGGCTGACTTTTGGGAGGCTCAGGCGGTCGAGAAATTCAGCCTTAGCGAGCTGATTGAACGATCTGAGGTTATTGATGTTGGCATAGACGGCGGCGGTCTTGACGACTTGCTTGGCCTTGCTGTGCTTGGGCGCTGCGAGAAAACCAAGAAGTGGCTGTTGTGGACAAAGGCATGGGCGCACCCTTCAGTAATGGAGCGCCGCAAGTCTGAGGCTTCCAAGTTCAAAGACTTCATCGCTGATGGCGATTTGGTTCTTGTTGGCGAGATGGGCCAAGACGTTTTAGAAGTCGCTGAAATTGTCTCAAGTGTCGAGGCATCAGGAAAGTTAGACAAGGTTGGCTGTGACCAACACGGACTTGGCGGGATTCTTGATGCGCTTGAGGAGATGGAAGTTCCATCCGAAAAGATCATCGGCATATCGCAGGGCTGGAAGTTGTCAGGGGCCATAAAAACCGCTGAGCGCAAGCTCGCAGAAGGCGTGATGGTTCACTGTGGACAACCAATGATGAATTGGTGCGTCGGAAACGCCCGCATCGTGCCTGTTGGAAACGCGATAACGATCAACAAACAGGTTTCAGGGCTCGCCAAGATTGACCCGCTGATGGCCGCATTCAACGCTGTGACGTTGATGGCGCTCAACCCTGAAGCATATGGCGTTTCAGTTTACGAAGAACGTGGAATTTTGATTATCTAAATGGGACTACTCGACAAAATCCTTGGCCGACAAAGCAGCCAGGAGGCACAGTCACGCCCATTTTCTGCCTCTGCCGGGTCAAGTGCGCATGTTTTCTCTGCACTGACAAGCGCTGACCTGTACGACTTTATGCGCGGTTCTGAAACCGCCAGTGGTGAGTACGTCACCGCATCAAAAGCGCTTGGGAACATGGCGCTATTGCGGTGTGTGAGCCTGATTAGCGAGTGCGTCGGCATGCTGCCTCTGAACATGCTTCAGCGTGGCGATGAAAAAGAGCATGCCGAGAAGCACCCGGTCTATTCATTGCTCAAAAAGCGCCCGAACGACTACCAAAGCGCCTACAAATTCAAAAGCACCATGCAATTGCATGTCATGCTGCACGGAAATGCATACGCCCGCGTTATTCGCAGTGGCGGGCGCGTCATTCGGTTAATCATTCTCGATCCAAAGACCGTAACGCCCAAGCTAACCGACCAATTCACGGTTATTTACGAGGTCAAAAAGAAAGACGGCGGGCTTCTCACCCTGGCATTTGATGACGTTCTTCACTTGTCAGACCTCTCTGAAGACGGCCTTATTGGTTTGTCGCGTGTAGACAAAGCCAAAGAGAGCATCGGCCTTGCATTGCAGGCTGAAAAAGCGGCTGCAAGGCTTTTCAAGAATGGTGTTTTAGCCGGTGGTGCTCTCACATTCCCGCAAGGCGTAAAACTGAGCGAGCAAGCCCGCAAAAACATCGCCGACAGCCTGGAAGTCAAGTATTCAGGCGCTGAAGCCGCCCATAGGTGGATGGTTTTGGAGGATGGCGTCAAGCCTGAGAAGTGGACGAATAGCTCCAGTGAAGCCCAGCACTTAGAGCAGCGAAACCATCAAATTGAAGAGATTGCCCGTGCATTCGGTGTGCCGCGCCCTCTATTGATGATGGACGACACAAGCTGGGGCAGTGGCATCGAGCAGCTAGGCATGTTCTTCGTTCAGTACGGGCTTCAGCACTGGTTCACGGTGTGGGAAGACGGCTTACTTGCCACGCTCCTGACAGAACAAGAGCGTGAGCGCTACTACTTCAAGTTCAACGAACGCGCCTTGATGCGCGGAACCCTCAAAGACCAAGCCGACTTCTTCGCTAAAGCGCTCGGAAGCGGTGGGCACATGCCCTGGATGGTTTCAAACGAGGTTCGCAATCTCCAGGACTTACCAAAGTCAGGCGAACCGCTGGCAGACAGCTTGGAGAGCCCAATGATGAGGACAAAAACCAATGAGCCTTCTAAGACTGCCTGATTTAAAGGCTGATTACCGCCTGCCCAATGTCAATTTCGACATGCGCAGCGATGTGATGGAGCGCTGGCAACCTGAAATCATGGCCGCATCTGAGGGTGACGCCACCATCAGCATGTACGAGGCCATTGGAGAGTCTTGGGATGGCTCAGGCGTGACCGCAAAACGCATTTCAGCAGCCCTGCGAAGCATTGGCGACAAAGATGTCACGGTAAACCTCAACAGCCCAGGCGGAAATTTCTTTGAGGGGGTCGCTATCTACAACCTTCTCAAGAATCACAAACACAAAGTCACGGTCAATGTTTTGGGTTTGGCCGCTTCCGCTGCCTCAGTCATTGCGATGGCTGGCGATGAAATCCTGATGGGTGACGGATCATTTTTGATGATTCACAACGCCTGGGCTGTCACTGTCGGAAACCGGCATGACTTGATCGAAGCCAGCAAGCAATTGGAGCCATTCGACAAGGCAATGGCCCAGCTTTACGCCTCCAGAACCGGCATCAGCGAGCAAGAAGCCGCCGCACTGATGGACGCAGAGACATGGCTCGATGCTGATGCCTCCATCGAACAAGGCTTTGCCACTTCGCGCCTTGATTCTTCCTCCACATCCAAATCTGAGCCAGCCAGCAAAGGCAAGAAGGCCCTAGCCATGGTCGAAACCGCTATGGCTAAGGCTGGCTACTCAAGAAATTCACGCAGGGAAACCCTGCAAGCACTTTTCTCTGGCATGCCGAGCGCTGCCAAGGAAACCACCAAGCCGTGCGCTGGTGATGAAGTCGCGGCGCTTCTCCGGTCGCTGCAAAAAACCATTGCAGGCCAAACCTAGCCCGCAGACCACAACCACCAAGCCAAGCCCGCCATGTGCGGGCTTTTTCTTTTTCTAAATCCGAAAGATCACCATGAACAAACAAGTCAATCGCGGCATTCAGTCCGTTAGCGCAGAAGTCAGCCAAACCGAAATCAAAGCATTGGTTGAGGGAATCCAGAAGTCTTTCCACGACTTCAAGGCAGAGCACACCAAGCAACTTGAAGACGCCAAAAAAGGCACGCAAGACGCGCTGCAAGCCCTTGTTGTTGAGCGCATCAATGCAGAAGTCGGCGCAATGCAAAAGGCGCTTGATGATGTGAACATCAAGATCGCAGCATCTCAAATGGGCGACTCTGTTTCTGGCCGGAAAGCCAAAGACCCAGAGTACACCAAAGCGTTCTTGCAACATATGAAGCGCGGAGAAGTCCAGGCCGCATTGAACAAGGGTACTGCTGCTGACGGTGGCTTCACCGCCCCTACAGAGTGGGATCGCACCATCGAAGACCGCCTGAAGATTGTTTCGCCAATGCGCTCCATTTGCGCCATTCAAAACATCAGCGGCAATGGTTTCAGCAAGTTGTTTAACAACCGCGCCGCGACTTCTGGATGGGTTGGAGAAGCTGCTGCTCGCCCTGAAACCAATACGCCTCAGTTTGCAAGCCTGACCTACACAACTGGTGAACTCTATGCAAATCCTGCGGCAACGCAGCAGATGCTGGATGACTCCGAGGTCAACTTGGAGGCGTGGCTCGCTGGCGAGGTTGATGTTGAGTTTGCGCAACAAGAAGGAACTGCATTCTTGTCTGGTAACGGCACGAACCGCCCCACCGGCATCTTGAACTACATCACAGGCGGCGCAAACGCTGCAACGCACCCTTGGGGCGCAATTCTGGCAACTAACAGCGGTGCTGCTGCTGCGCTTACCTCTGACGGCATTGTTAATTTGGTTTATTCGCTCCCAAGTGAGTACACACAAAACGCCCGATTTGTCATGAACCGCGCAACACACGGCGCAGTGCGTAAGCTCAAAGACGGCCAAAACAACTACCTCTGGCAACCCAGCTATCAAGCTGGCGCACCAGCTACGTTGTTGGGTTACGCAATCACCGAAATGGCGGGCATGCCTGACGTTGCAGCTAGCGCCAAGCCCATCTTGTTCGGTGACTTCCAGCGGGGTTATTTGATTATCGACCGCGTTGGTGTTCGAGTGATGCGCGACCCGTTCACCAACAAGCCATACGTTCACTTCTACACCACCAAGCGTGTAGGCGGCGGCTTGCTGAACCCTGACGTTATCAAGGCTCAAAACGTTTCTGTCTAAGTTTTGGATGGGGGCTTCGGCCCCCAATCAACAAACATGAAATTTAAACAACCATTCCGTGGCGTCTTGGCTGGTGAGATTTATCCAACTGAGTTTTCTATTGGGCAAGAGTGCCCGCCTGAGCTTCTTGATGCGGCCATCGCTTGCGATGTAGTTGAGCAAAAAGAGCCTGAAGAAAAGCCAAAACGCAAGAAAGCAGAGGCTTAAATGTCATCCATCATCTACACAAGCGCCATCGAAGACGAAAAGCGTGGCGCTATCGATTACGACACGGACACATTCAAAGTGATGTTGGTCACGTCCAGCTACACAGAGAACAAAGACACGCACACCAAGCGCTCAGACATCACCAACGAGGTGAGCGGCACAGGCTACACGGCTGGCGGTCAAACGGTTGTCCCGACGATTGCAAAAGACACAGCAACAGACCGCGTAACGATCACATTCCCGTCCGTGACATGGCCCAGTTCCACCATCACGGCACGCAAGGCGATCTACTACAAGAGCCGAGGCGGTGCGTCCAGTGCTGATGAACTTATTTGCTGCAACGACGAATTTGGCGGAACTGGTGTTTCCGCTGACGTGACCACATCGGCGGCGACGTTCACGCTCAATGCGACCACATACAGAACTCAGAACTGATGAGCTATTTGGTTGAGCTGGCGCGGCAAATCTGGGTAGCTATTTTTGGTCAAAAGCCAGAAGCTGACGATTTTGACAGTGATTTTCCGTCATGACCATTTACACCGCGCTATCCGGTCAGGTTGTCAGGATTGGACTGCCAGCCCAGGCCCCGATCGTTGAAACCGCCTTAGTTGGTGACTCGCTCACACAAAACGCCACCTATGAG